AGGTGTGGGTGGCCATCAACGACGACAAGCACGAGGCCAACTTCATCGCATCCATGGTGCGTAAGGGTTACGAGGTTGTCGATACAGCCACCTACCAAGCCGAGTGCGCCATGTTCGCACCATTCAGAAGCACAAGATTGTCCTACGGAGGACGCAAATTTTAATAACCAAATCCAATGAAGTACACAACATTCAACATCGGGTTAAACAACAACCCATTCAACTACGAGCATCTTGCTCGATTCATTAACAACGCATTCGGCCACACCAACGAGTCGGTGCAGATTCAGCTACGCAATGGCGAGTACGAGTCAAACGTCGAGCCTACAGCCGTGGTGCGAATCGCACACTCATCCGAGTATCAAGACGACAGGTGGGCTGAGTTGATGGCTAGAACGCTATGCGCGGTTTGCACACAAGAGTGCATACCATACCGGCACAGGCACGTGCATTACCCATCAATCACCATGACGGATTCATTGGTGTACAATGACAACTTCGAGGGTGAGAGGTATCAATTCGATGAGGCGTACTTCCTCGAGTACGAGGACTACATCGACGTCGTATAACAACAGGACTTGGAGCAAGGCGGGTTCGATTCCCGCTCCTGTTCTCTGCTCATAGCAGGCTCGTAATGCAACGAGAGGGGAGGAGCGGCAACGGCTGCACTCCCCTTACCTACGAAACAACTTAAATCATAATACGATGACAATTTCAGTAACGACAGGAGGCTACGGCTTCTCACACGATTGGACACTCAATGCCTACGGCAGAAACTTCTACCTAGGTCAAGACCTCAAGTTCTGCACCCGAGCACTAGGGATGCAACCTAGGGACATCATCTACGCGGCAGGGTTGCAAGCCCCCTGCGATATGCGGGTGGAACGCAATAGGAAGGCAATAGCCCGCTTCATTTGCCGCGAACTAGGTATAACCCGCTCAAACGTCAAATCAATTTATCCTTGGGGCTTATGCGCTCAATAAACTACACAACTATGGAAACAACTGAAAGATTCGCACGCATATGCAGTGCAACCAACGAAGGTATGAACGAGGGCTTCCTGTTTGAAGAGAGCCTTCAATACTTCATCGAGAAAGAGGACGCCGAACGCTATGCAATCGAGATAGGCTACGCCGACCTCGACGAGGCATACGACGACGACGCCTACTGCTACACCGAATGGGATTGGGAAGACGAGGGCGAGTGGTATGAGAAGCACGACGGCCAATGGTTCGAATGCACAGAAGACAGCAAAGTATTAATCAATAACAACTAAGCAATATGCACAATATCAAAATCACTCAGGACGGCTTTGTGTGGCTCATTGTCACGGACTCAGCCAAAGAACTATGGTCATCAGGTGCGCTTCAAATCTTTGAACTACTCGAAGACGGCGAGTCACTCATCATGACCCGCGAGCATCTCGATGCCGCTCTCGAATGGGGTAACGAGATAGGGGTGGAAGTCGCCCCGCTCGTATCACTCATCAACTCATATCAATATCAAAATCAATAATAACATGACAACAGCAAAACTCACAGCGGAAGCCATCGATATGTTGGTAGGCCGCACAATTTACAGCGCAGGCGACAATTGGATTAAGCTAGACAACGGCCTAGTAATCTACATAGCCGACGACGAAATCGAACATCTCAATTCATAACATCTAAACACACAACACAAATGAAAATTCTATTCTTCGCGGCAATGCTTGTCGCACACCAACACACCGCAGAAATGCGCTTCAAAGAAATGCAAGACGAGGGTACAGTAGTGTACGAGGGGGAAGACGACGACACCGGCAAGTCAATCTTCACCGTATACCTGTCCGATAAGACAATCGAGTATGCATACGAAGCAGAGGTTATTCAGTACATCAAAACAGGAACATTTCAATACAACGACTTTCTAAAATAAACACTATGAAACACACACTTCGAATTGAGCCACTCCTTTGGCTCGCCTACATCGCCGCAATCATTACAGCGGCTGTATTCATGAGTTCATGCAGTACCTCACGTCACAACAACTACCAAGACCACCTTCGCTCGACTCCGACTGAGAATTGGGTTCGCAAAGACAACGGTGGTTGTGGTTGGCATAACTAACACGGATTGGAGCAAGCAGGGGTTCGATTCCCCTGCCGTGTTCTCTGCTCACGCAGGCTCGTAAATGCAACGAGGGGAGGGGAGCGGCAACGGCTCGCACCCTCCCTACTTACGATTTAGCATTTCTTAACAAGTGGAATTTAAACTTTAATATACTTTTGTATCAAAATTAAACAACATGAATTTAGCACAATTTACAACGCAGATTGCTACCACGGGTGGAGCAACCTACAACATCACAACAGGCGACACTCCTACATCAGGCTACGCCGCTTCAATGCAGGGACACGAGAAGGTCATTGGTCTTCCTGACACATGGGATTCCATGTCAAGCAGTGACCGAGGGATGTACATCAAACAGCACGTCCTTGACTTCATCGTGACCAACGGAACACAGCTAGAGACTGCATGGGATTACATCGGTGCATGGACTCATGAAGGCAACATCTACCTCGATGTGACCCGCGTGTTCGATGAACTGTACGATGCTGTCTTATTCGGCATCCTAAACAATCAGAAGGCCATCTATGATTTCGGCAGAGACGAGTCAATCGAACTTCCCGAAGGTCAGACACACGGAACCATGACTCAGGCCATGGACTACGCTAAGATGACAGCAACAGCAATCACAAACCACATCATCCACAAAGTAATATGAACAACTCAAGCTACCACAACTCTAGCTTCGGCACGTTTGCCAAGCAAGTATCAAAGGATGCACCCCACTCGAAGATTACGCTTCGGGTGGAGGCCGACAACGATGACGGCTTCGTCAGCGTGTATGCATACGACCAATTCGGAGACTACCTCAATGCCTTTTCCTACATGGACAGGTTCGAGGTTGACGACGACATGAACCAAGCAATAGAAGACTATCAACTAGACATTGAAACAACTAAGTAACATGAAAGAAGAAGAAGTAATTGAATTCATCCAACGTAACATCATGGAAGAATGGCGAGTGGTCATGAAGTATGAAGACCAACTCAAAAAGCCGGAATGGGAGGGCGACGAGATAATCTCAGCCTGCATCGCCAACGCCAAAGAACGCATCGAAATCTATACAATAATCCTTAACAAGTTTGAACAATGAGCTACAACAACTATGACGATTGGAAACTATCCAACCCCGATGACGATGGTCACTACACCGAAGAAACAAACGTGATTGAAGAGAATGCCTACTTCAAGTACTCAGACGGCAGGCGTTGGGTGTACGGGATGCTAACCAAGAACGGTTGGGACATCCGCATACACAGCTACCACAGAATACCAACGATTGACATCGATGAGTTCGAGCCTACTCAGAGTGAGTTTCAAGATACCATCTACAGAGTGCGTATGAACTACACACACTTCAACTACATCGATCGCTCCGAGTACATGGACAACTACAAGACGGCTCGTGAATTCATGGATAAACTGATAGACGATGAAGCGAGTAATTGATTATCTAGCATTCAACCTTGTGATGTGGCTACTCAAAGACATAAGCAAATGATTCTAGACTACCGCACAGGCGACGACATCGTTGCCATTCGAGACCACTCACAGGGTGTGTTCCTCAAAGGTGATGTATTCACGGCTATTGCAATGCAAAGGAATAGCTGTGGGTGCGTCATCCTTGTGGACATAGGTTTGAAATCTGACAGGAGATTCACGAAGTGTCCTGTATGCGATATGAACGATGAGAAGACGGACAACATATGGTGGGTAGACGCCCGCTCATTCCGGAAACTGCTCTCCCGCTCAGAGGAGGCAGACCTCGCAGATGTCCTCTCTGAAGTATTCGCTGAAGAACTAAATAGTCTTAATTAGATTAGGATTAGTTGAGAACGTAGAAGTTACACTATATTTGCAATCTAAATGACACGGCTATACAAAACCAAAGATGGCTATGAGATTGTCAAACATTCGCGTGACGTTTATGCAATCATAGGCAAGAACGTCAAGTATGTGGGCAAGGTATCACAAGCCTATCAATCGAGCGGGCGACTGCTCAAGACAATACCAAACGAAATCAAAACAATCTTCTTTAACATCCAACGCAATGAATAATCCCCCCTATTGGGTTATCTCGATTAACCCTGACCTCACCGGTAACATCATGACCTTCGGGTCATACCCTGACGCATGGAACTATTGGCGCAACAAGAACCTGAAACATGATGGGATGCTGTACGCACTTATCGAGAATCCTGATGTCGCCAAGGGATTCTGCCAAGACCACAACCTACAATTTACAAATCAAACAACACAACTATCATGAATTGGAACTTACAACAACTATGGAACGAGTGTGTATATTCGCAACAACGTGCGCTTGAGCCACGAGACTACTGCTATGCATCTGAAATCGGACAGCCCCTTGTTGACCGCTACCTGAAGATGAAGGCCGTTACACCAACCAACCCTCCCAACATGAGAAGCCTTCGCAAGTTCGAGGCAGGCAACCTAGTGGAGTGGGTAGTACGATACGTCCTAGAACGCGCAGGATTGATTAATAACACTCAGGAGAGGGTAATGGTCGAGTACCCCAATATGCTTCGCGTATCGGGTCGCCTTGACTTCCTAGCCGGTGGTAAGATTGACATCGAACGTGCAAAGCAGGACATCACCTCATCGCACCTGCCGGAATCTATCCAAGCATCCTCCCTGTACATCGCAGAGAAACTGCATGAGAAGTTCGGTGACAAGGAACTAGAGACGAAAGTCCTAGAGATTAAGTCATGCTCATCCTTCGTGATGGACATGATGGAGAAGACTGAGAAGCCGATTAAACACCACCGCTTGCAGTTATTCCACTACATGAAGGGACTCGGACTCAATGGCGAACTCGTGTACATCTGCAAGGACGACCTTCGGATGATGTGCTTCCAATACGAACCATCGGCTGAACTCGAGCAGGAATACCTCGCAGACCTTGAGAAGATAACCTACTACTTCAACAAGTCAGAACGCCCGCCACTTGAGAACCACATCGTGGTTGAGGACGGCAAGTTCAAGAAGAACTTCGGCATCGAGTATTCAAACTACCTCAAGTTCTTATACGACTTCGAAGAACCCCGTGACTATGCTGACTCAGTGAAGTCTCAGGTTGCACGTTGGACACGTGTGGTTGCACGTTATGCCAAGGGTGACAAGATAACCCCAAAGAATGAAGAGGTACGCGCAGAGATTGAGAATGCCGGCTATAACTTTAATCAGATAGTAGAACAAGCCAAGACCTTTGGCGTAACAGAAGAGGAGGACGAAGCATGAAACGAGAAACATTCATAAAGTGTTGCAAGCGGATGAAGATATCGTCCAACAACATAGACGCAGCATACAAAATCAACATCGACCTGCATGAGTTCATGGACGACGAGCATTGGGTGGTTCAACACCTGTGGAACACCGTCCTAACCCCAAAGGGATACGACTGGTTCGCATGGTTCATGTACGAGAAGGCATACCTGTACAAACTCAAGGAGGACATGAAGGCATGGGACGAGAACAAGAACGAGATATGCCAAACGATCGAAGACCTGTACGACTTCTTAGTAACAAACAATTATTTTAATACACCAACCAAATGACAATCGAAATCAAACACCAAGAGACAGTCACCGTGAGCGTGACTAAAGTTGAACTGCCTTGCTACTTCCTCACCAATGAATACGAGTACAGCAAGAAGTGCTACGCTGTAATGGAAGACCTAACCATGTTCACTATGTACATGAGCGACACGTACTATAGTATGTCCATGCAGCCGGGGTCAATCGAGCAGATAGAAAAAATGTTGAATGAAGTGTTCAGCAAATACGAAAAGCGCAAGGAAATAACCGAGTCGGAGTTCCGATCGCTAGTCGATGAGTTTAATCAAAAAATATTATCAAACCAAACCAAATGAAAATCAAAGTAGAAAGCGGATACCCCGCACCAACCCGATCGACATCACGAGCCAAGTACCCATTCGCAACCATGCAGGTGGGAGATAGCTTCTTCATGAAGTCAGCATACCCCGAACATGAACGTGGCCGTGTGTCAGCAGCAGCCTGTGCCTATGCCAAGAAGCACGGAGTCAAATTCTCAACCAAGATATTCGATACCGGAGTTAGAACGTGGAGGATATCATGAAGCACAACGCAGTAATCACACCACAGGGGGCATTGAGGATATACAATCGCCCCCTCTTCGATGAGGAAGTCAGAGCCATGTCCCGTGACAAGGACTTGGCTGTGACCATCGAAGTCAAACTGAAGCGCAGGTTCCGGTCAGACGTGCAGAACGCATACTACTGGGGTGTGGTCATAGCGATGATAGTGGAAAGGCTCAGGGAGCTAGGCCACGACATCGACCGTGACCTTGCACACGAGTTTCTCAAAGGCCGTTTCCTTTACTCTGAACTGACTGACCCAAGCACCGGTGAAGTGATGAAGATTCCACGCAAAACGTCGGAACTTGCAACGGGCGAGTTTATTGAATACATGGAACACGTCAAACAATTCGCTGCTGAGACACTTGACTTGTATATTCCTGACCCAAATGAACAACTAGAAATTGGGTAACTTCAAAAGAAAAGACAGAGAAAAGAAACAAGTCAAGAAGAAACCTAAAGAGAAGAAAAGAAAAAGCCTCCCCCCGTGAAAAACAAACATCTCCGCCCCACATAGGGGCAGGTGTCTGATCCAACATACTCACGCATGAAGTTTGGCCTATTGCACCGACAGGGCAGATTCGGATGGGTGTGGGACGGGTAAAAAAAAAGCCCTCGTCTGGTAGTCCGAGGGCGTTTTGAATTGAGAATTAGATTTCTCATCTTCCCACATTGCACTGCTACCAGACACTGCAATGTGAGAACGCAACAAATGTATGGAGACCACAACTCCAAAGTCAAAAAAAATATTTGCATAAACATTACACACAAGTTATCTTTGCACTATGAACGCTATTTGCACAATAATTATTTGGGGCGGGATGTACTACGCAACGCCCGATTGGATGGACAAACAAATCCCTGCGTGGATGTGGTCTCGATACGAGATACTCATCTACCCCTACAGCACACCACTAACAATGGACTACGACCCTAAGACGACAGCCCTCATCGGGTTTAGTGCCGGAGGACTCGACGTCCTAAAGAACTACAAACAGGACTACGCATTCATCGGACTGATCGACCCTAGCACACGGGAGAAGTTCACGACCATCGAGTATGGAGCGAATACCCATATGCTATACAACCACAATAATTGGGGAGGCAGCAACAAGAGTATGCGACCCGTGGCAGATCAGATAAACAAGACCGGAGGCGATGCGAAATACATCAACTTGCCCCACAAGGATATACCAAAACAATTCTTTAATACATACTTCCATGAGTAAAAAGAAAACAAGTGAGTTTACGAAACTTATGATTAGGGCGGCAGTGACTAGGGTGAAACTAGCAATGGATACCGATAAAACATTAACCGATTTTTACGCTGACTTGAGAGCGGTAATGGAGAAGCATAACTTAATAATGCTTTGTATGGATGAGTACAACAGAGATGGTTGGTGCGGCCAAACATTCATACTAAGAAGCAAAAAACCTGTAAATGGTAGATACCCTATCTATACAGAAAGCCTTAGTGAATTTGTTGAAAATGCGTCTAGAACATACAAAGGAGGTGAGCAATGAGTAAACAAACAGCGGTTGAATGGTTGATTGATCAGATAGTTAATCATAATGGAGTTAATTCAAAAACATTTAAACAAGCCAAAGAAATGGAGAAGCAGCAATCTATATCTGACTACTGCGAAGGATTTAAAGCAAGTGGTGAGGGATGGAATGGTGAGTATGGCTTAGACAATATTTTGGATGTGGCTGGAGAGATAAATGCTGAAGATTACTATAACAGAACATACAAAGGAGGCGAGCAATGAGTAAGATAGAATGCCGCATAATCAAGACCACGCTACCCAATGGCCGTGAGTTCTACACCATCGAACAGAAGAAGAAACGATTCTTCGGCGGATACAAGTGGAAGGAGGCAAGCCTTTGGGATGACGAATGCCTGAGGACTTTATACGATACCTTGGAAGAAGC